TAGCATGGGTTTCACCTCGAGGGGCTGCATCAGGAGATGTCCTTGGTGCATTGTACCCGAAAAAGAAGGACAAATTAAACCCTGGGCTCGCATCTACGAGTTTTGGAACCACCGGCATCGGAAGATAACTCTCCTGGACAACAACCTTCTGGCGGCGCCGAACTGGCGGCAGACCATGGACGATCTGATAGCCGAGGGGCTTGAGGTAGACTTCAACCAAGGCTTGGATATAAGACTGCTGAATGAGGAAAATATTGACTATCTGAAGCGGGTAAAGGCAAGGGAGCTACGGTTTGCCTTTGACCACATTGGCTATGCAAAGGCGGTAACGGAGGGGATTGAGCTACTGCTGGCTAATGGGCTAGGCTCTAGGAAGCTAAGCTTTTATTTTCTATATGGATTTCCCATTATCAACCAAGAGTGCGTGGAGAGGGTAAAAACCCTCACCTCCTACAATGTGGAGGTCTACCCGATGGCATATAAGGGACCGGATGGCAAGGAACCACGGAGGCGAATATTAAAGGGCATTGAAGATATCCCTCTATTACATGGGTCCCGGCGGAACATCGTCAAGTTCCTGCGGCTGGTAGGGAGGCTGCCGGAATAGGATAGTTCGTTCTTATCGAGAACGTTGGCGTTTAATACGGAGAGGAGGGAGATAACGTTGAAGAAGCGTGAAACCATTGAGAGAGGGTCTAACGAATGGTGGACGTGGATTGCGATGCTCCAGGTAGCCGAGCAGGAGAGGAAAAAGCTCAAATTGTCTCCTACGGAGCCGGTCACTATCGATATAAAGCTCTGCAACCAGTTTATCCAGAGCATCAACCGGAACCCGCTGAAGAAAGCTTGGCTGCTACTTATGAATGGAGACCTGCACCCGACCGATAGGAACAAAATCGGTGGTGAGGTGGCGATAAAAGCAGAGGATGGAGTCGTGCATAACTTCTTCAAGAAGGATTAAGCGTTCCGAGGCAGAACGCTAAAAGGAGAAGATAAGATGAAACCCGAGACCAAAGAGCGTAGAGAACAAGAGAAGCAAGACAGGAAAGCTAGGGCGGAGCTATTAGATAATCCAGCATTACAAAAGTTTCTCCGATACCTATATCTAGGTGCTAGTGAACTTAGAGCATATTCAGCATCAAGTTGGCTTCCTGGCTGGATTGTTACCGGGTGTGAGCTTTACTTTACCGATGTTGAAGGCAAAATCAAGGAGATAGTCAGTTAAATAACAGCGTTCCGAGGGAGAACGATAGCATGAGTCACAAGAAGGATAGAGTCCGAGTTGCCTCGGGTGGGATCTTCCGTGATGGGAAGATATCTAAGTTGGTGAGGTGCCCGGTACCGAACTGCCGAGGCTTTGTTATAACCGGTAATAGTGCCCATGGATTATGCCCCAAGCACGAGGAGGACTTGGCTTTTCTGCTGTTTATCCTGCCCCACATCAGGGTTGAGCAAGGAAAGAGACCCAGTGGGCTGGTGTTGCCGGGTCAGCCTGGCTTTCAGGCTGTGCCAAAGGCAGTGATAAATGAGGAAATCCGAAAACACGGGAGGATCAAGCCATGATAGTGAAATTCAAGCTTCAGCCAGTGGATATTTTAGTCACCGTCAGCGACCGTCAAGACCCTTTTTCGGTAGCCAAGCGATGGTGTGTCGGGCCTTACGACCACGTTTTTCTTTATCTGGGGCAGGTGGCAATCGTGGCTGATAATGCAGTACTCCGTCACCCGATGCTCTTTGAGAGTAATGGACGAGGGGTCGTGTTACAGAGCCTCAGCAATAGGTTTAGCCAAAAAGTCGTTGTCATGCGCCTGAAGTCAGAATATGACCGAAGGCGTATTCCCTTTATCCTAGAAGAGGCCATTAAGCTGGCGTCGGATAGTAAAAGCTATTACGATTACTATGCCATCGTCAGATGGGTGCTGCCTAGGATTCTTAGGGAGAAGTTTCATTTACCAATTCCAATGGCCTGGGAGAGGGATGCCTATCAGATATGCTCCGAAGCTGTTACTGAAGTCTTCATTCGTGGGCAACTGACCCTTTTCCCCTACTGGGATGTGCCATTACCAGGTGACTTTGTTACGAGCAGTCCTTTACTTGAAGAAGCGCAGCGGGGGATTCTATCGGAGGATTGGGTCTAGGCAGGATATTGAAGGCATAACACGATTGAAAAAGAAATTCAAGGTAAGAGATTAGTGAAGTTTGGGATACCACGGTTTGGAATTTACTCCTCTACTATTAAGGCTTTCCTAGAAAGTCTGGGTATTGAGGTGATTATGCCGGCCAAGATAACTCGCGATATGATTAAGGCTGGCTGTGCTAACAGTAGTGATTTTTTCTGCCACCCTTTTAAGTACACCCTGGGGGAACAAATCTGGTGCCTAGATCAGGGAGCGACTGACCTCCTTTTCTACAATAGCTGCGGACTCTGTCGCCTCAAGCACTATCACCAGATACAGGAATTGACATTGAGACGCCTGGGGTATGATTTCAGGATGCACGTCATTACCAAAAAGAATATCCTGAAGATGATCGGGCAGCTCGGCCATATCTCCCGATTTCAGGCTTACAAGCGATTGAAGAGAATATACTCGCAAATCAAGGCAGTCGAGGAAAGGGCCTATAGCTTCTCCCCAGATAGGCAGCTCAGGATTGGTCTCGTCGGCGAAATTGGCACCATATTGGAACCCGACATCAACTTTGACATAGTGAGAAAGCTCCAGAGAATGGCGGTCAACGTCCATGTCTCCTTAACCCTTACCGACTATCTAAATGAGAACACAGAAAAAGGGGGCGAGGATGAGGTGAAAGAGGCAAGGTCGCTGCTGAGCCAAGAGCTTGGCGGGCACGGATTTCAAAGCATTGTTAACACTATCTACTACGCCAAACAGAGCTACGACGGGGTTATCCATATCTTACCCTTGAGTTGCATGCCGGAGAACACGGTCGAGACTATCGTAGACATGGTGGCTGATAAGTATGGGATACCATTATACAGATTCCCGTTTGATGAAAGCTCCTTTGAAACTGGCTTTGATACTCGCCTAAGTACCTTCGTCTCAATGCTTAAACGGAGGAAGCTCGCCTGTGTTTGACTGTTACCTAGGAATAGATGTCGGAAGTGTGAGCATTAAGTTTGCCCTTCTTGAAGGGGATGAGCTTGCTGCTAAAGCCTATCTCAAAAACCAGGGGCTTATCCCAACCACTCAACAGGGTCTCAGGCGGATGCCTGACGTTCAGGTTAAGGGTGTGGGCGTTACCGGCAGTGGGGCAGCCTTTATTAAGACCTTGGTAGGCGCAGACTATATAGACTCCGAGGTCATCAGCCATATGGTTGCCGCGTTAAAAAGTTATCATGACGCCAGAACCATAATAGATGTCGGCGGTGAGGATAGTAAATTACTGCTGGTCAAAGATGGAGTTCTCCAGGATTTCCAGATGAATAAGGTCTGTGGTGCTGGGAGTGGAGCTATGATTGAAACCATTGCCAGCAGGCTCGGCTTTCGTGTGGAGGATGTTGGCAGGATTGCCTTGGAGAGTAAGGAAAGGCTATATCTTCCGTCAAAGTGTGGGATTTTTATGCAGAGTGAAGTCGTCTCCCAACTCAATAAAGGGAGAGCGATGTCTGACATTCTGATGGGCGTGTGCCGTGCAATGGTAAACAATTACTTAATGCTGGCTAAAGGCAGGAAACTGCTTGCGCCGGTGGTCTTTCAGGGTGCAGTAGCCAAAAATCAGGGCGTTGCCAGAGCCTTTGAGGAAGCCCTGGGATGCCCGGTGATTATCCCAGAGTATCCCGAGTTCGCCGGGGCAGTGGGCATTGCCCTGTTAACTGAGGAACAGATGAATGGCAGAGGGTCCAGCTTCAAAGGGATAGGTGAAAGTGTAGATGCTGACTACACCACAAAGGTAAGCTATTGCCAGGACTGCGAAAATCACTGCGAGCTTTTAAGTCTCTATTGTGATGGGGAGCTACTGGGGAGAAGCGGCAGTCGCTGCGAGAAAAACAATATTTAGAGGGGGAATGTGGGGTTGGAATTTAGAGTCTGTAGCCTATGGTATTTTAACTCTTTTGGTCTTTGGGCTACTAAGTTTTCTTTTATGTAGGTTTGGGTAGGGCGACCAGATACTCAATGATTTCACTTCGTAAGATAGTATTCAAGAATAAGACCCCAGCCCATTACCGTTGCACCAATCACCTCACCAGGAAACTGGACAATCCCAAGCCCGTGTATGACCCAGAGACCAGGGATAATAATAACAAGGGCTAACAACGCTAGTAAATCTCGGAAGTTTTTGATAATTTCAGTTCTATCCAAGCTCAATCCCAAGCTCCTTTTTGATGTTTGAGAAGCGGTTTGCTACCATAGTCTGATCACTGCCGGCGAACAACAACCCCACCGCTTTATTATTTTCTGTCAAAACTAGAGAGCCACTATCACCTCCGGCACACATTCCTTCTTTCTCAACAATAAACTGATCGGCGAAGAGTGCCATCCTACCTTCTCCCATGCCGACATTGACAGCGGCATCAACCTGGGCAATCACGGCACGGGTTGTGCCTGTTGTCCGTCCATTCTTCTTTACCGCAAGACCGACTTCAGGTTCCGCCTCGCCCTCTATTTTGATAAGAGTGCTTTCGTCCTCAAGAATGCGGTCCAGCACATCCTCTTCCTGGTTAGGCGAGGCTATTGCACAGTCTACGGTATTAGGTTTCCCTGGGATATAAGCCTTTAATCTAGTTTTCCGCCCAAAAAGCCGAGCGAAGCAATTCATTATTGAGGTGATGGCATTGGCAAAAGAGCAGCCGCTGACCTCTGATAGAGAAATAGGGATAAACTCATAGAGCTTGCCCAGCTCATCATTCTCTACCGTTCCGCCGTCTGCTACCCCAGGCTGGACGATAGGCGACCCTATTTCTGCTTTGTTGACCGCAGCCAATACATGGTTATTTGATAAAATGAATGGTTGTCCTTTTTTGTAGACTAGGCACCCCAAGGTGCCAGCGGTAACCAAGACATTTCCAATAGAGACACCACCCGGTGCCGGCCTAAATCGCTTCGTTCTATCCATTTTTCTGCTTCTAAAGTAACTTTATTTCCCCAACGACAACGACATCTGTCTCTTCGCCGGGGTTCCCAATAATCTTAGGGACAATATCCTCAAAAGCGAGGTCGGCGAGCGGCAGCTTCTTTCTAACACCTATCACAATACACGGTCTGCCGGTGTCAACTCCGCCAACCTTTTTGTGCCCGCGCCCCACAGACACGACGTTCTTTTTAGCTAGCAACTCCCCGAGAATTTTAGCATCCATCAGACTGTCCCCTCCCCAGTCACTTTGGCTAGGTTCTTAATCCTGAAGTAATTGACTCCCCCACTATAGGGGTATGCCTCCCACCATATTCCGATTCTGGCATTGTAGATCCCCGGATAGTAGTACCCTGGAGCAATAGTTCCTTTGGCATGAATTTCCGTCGCTTTTCCTATTTGAAGAGGTCCGCCGCCCCTATATGAAGGTGGTGGCATTGGGGCACTAAAGGCAGGCTCATACCACATATTAACTTGAGCAACGGGATTACGGCTGACATATGGAGCTAGGGAATCCTTACCCATTATAGTTAAGGTAATGCCCCTTAACTCGGACATTACTATTGGTGTGGATAGATAGGCGGTGAGTATCGGTTCCCCGATAATAGATGTTAAGTTTTGAGCTATGTAGCTTGCCACAGCATACGACTGGCTAACCCACCATGTCTGCCCCGTGTATGGATTTATAGTGCAGCTAAATGGGTAAAGCCAATCACTAGGAATAGCAACTACCGCTGGCATTATATGAGCTATCTGGGCGCTGTAGGTCGCATCTAAAGGAGTGCTTAGCACGGTGGAAAGAATAAACTGAGCTGCATCACGTAGATGCTCAGTCATAATACCCTCTGGCTGCTCAACCCAAGGCGTCTCAGGAGGAACTGAATAGGCTTTTAGAACTACAACAAGAGCATCTATATTTGAGGCTGTCTCTATAGCAACCTTGTTAAAAGTTATTCCCTCCACATTCAATACCTGTAGGTCAGGGAAATCCACAATTTTATTAACTGGCACCGCTGAGATAGCCCTGAAACTCCCCGTCAGCCCATTAACCGACACCTGATAGGTTTTAGCTTCTTTGGGAGTAAAAGGAAACTCCACAATTTTGCTCTCCCCCGGATTAAGGGTTATTGTTTTCTGTGCCATTCCTCTCCTAACTAACTATGCAGGTTATTGTCCTTGACCCAGAAGCTGTGCCGTAGTTAGTAACAACCACGCTAATACTAACTGGTTCACCAACATTAACTTCGCTTGGCTCAATAACCAGGTCTGATAGTCTAATGTCAGCCACCGGCACCGCAACCACCGAGAAGCTGCCAGTTAGACCATCAACACTGACCGAGTAAGCTCCCAGTTCGGTTGGCGTCACTTGAAAACTTACTGCCTTGCTTTCTCCTGGTTCTAGGGTTACTGTTTTGGTTGCCATGAAATCACCTCCTAGCGTTACTTCGTAGGAGCCTCTCTGGCCACCGAGGTTAGTTACTCTAACCGATATTGTCACCTTCTGCCCTGGATTAACTTCTGGCGGGTTGATAGCTAACTCACCAAGGTCAATTTCGGCAGGCGGTATTGGTGGTGCTGCCTCAGCTTTTTTAGTGGCAAGAATAATCACAGTGGTTATAGCTGCCTCAACCCCTATTACTACTGCTGCTTTCTTTCCATCTTTCATTAGCACCTTCTTAAATATCTACAGTGAACTCCTGACCGATATAATCATTCTGTTTCTTCCAGTTTTTGGTAACTGGGTCAAGCTGCTGCTGTCCTTTATAGGCAGTCTTGGCATAAGACTCAGCCAGCATCTGACAATATCCCAGAAGTTGGGCATCAGACATCCCAGCCAGGTTGGCTAATTGCTCTGAGAACTTTACCTCATATTTCGTAGCCTCACCAACCTTGTTGCACTCTAAGGTCACCTCTATCATCGGCTGGTCAAGCCTACCTCCGCCATCAGTGTGGATAGTCTGGATATCCTTAACTTTGACTTTTACCTGCATTTTCTGCCTCCTTAGCCATCATAACATCAAGGTGCCAGTGGATACAACGCAGTTCATTAAGTATCAGTATGAGGGCTGCCTGTGTCTCGGGTATTTTTTGAGCCTGGGAATACGCTTCTACTGCACCCCGTGTCCCCTCTATAACTTCAATCATGGTCTTGGGATGCTCCTTTTCTTTTTCCCCGTTATTCATGTAGACCTCCTAAGCCTTTTGAATAAACGCCACCTCATAATAAGCTGGTCTGCCATCATCTGTACTCCAGTTATTATGGGTATGATTACCGGGGTCAGTCAGGACATGGTTGTTGTGGCTGCCCTCGTTGTTGTAGGTATGAGAGTGAGCACCAGCAGCGTTTTGAGTGAGTATAGGCGTCCCGCTATAATCGCTATAATGGGCAGGGGTAGTAGTTGCATGTGTATGGCTTCCAATGCTATCTGTTGCCGCATGTTGGTGGCTCCCAGCAGCTGTCTGTGTGTGTTGGTTGTGAGCACCTGCATCCTGATCAGTGTGAGTATGGGTATCTGAGCCACCTGTGCCACCAGGGTCAACACCTGCATTAGAACCCCTGGCAAACTTAGAACGCAGGTCAGGGCGACCTCCCCCACCATCACACAGATTATAGCCTAAAGGGATATTAGCCAGCAGTCCAGTCCAGATAAGAATACCATTTTGTGGAATGATGGCTGCACCAGTGTTGATGATATAGGCTACATCATAATAAGCCGGCAGAGAGGAGGCAGCATTGACTATATGGGTATGACCGCCATCATTACCCATAGGGTTGTGGTTATGGGTATCAATAGAGTTGCTAGCAGCATGGGTATGATCTCCCCCACCAGTATCTGACTGGCGTATCATGTCGGTAGTAGCTCCTGTAGAGTATTTGTTGGCGGTATTATGGCTATGAGTCCATGTGTAGGCATTGAAAGTGTGCTGATGAGCAACAGTATTATTCATAATATGGGTATGGGCGGCTTGCGCTGTCTCAGTATGGAGATGGGTAGCTGCACCACCAGTTGTCCCTGGGTTGGTGACATTGGTATTTACACCTCTCACAAACCTTGAGCGTAAATCTGGTCGTCCCCCACCACCATCGCATAGCGTCCAGCCTGCGGGGATGTTAGCCAGTAGCCCTGTCCAAATGATAATTAGGTTTAGTGCTACTGAAGCACCCACCCCAGCCTGAATAAAGGCTACCTCGTAGTAGGGTGGGCGTCCATCACCGGTGCTGATAGGGTGAGTATGGTTTGCTGTGCTGTCCATCGTGTGAGAGTGTGTCGCTGCGTTGTTTGTATGCTGATGGGCACCAGCATTTAAGTCCATCGCCTGATTAGCCACTCCTATTGGGTCAAGAGTTGTCGTGGCGATGTGCCCATGGTCTCCAGCGCTATTCACTGTATGCTGGTGGCTAAGGTTCTGCGCTGTATGGGTATGTCCGCCAGCGGCAGTCATTGAGGCATGACTGTGAGAGTCTACACCACCAGTTGTGCCTGGATTAGTAGCGGCAGGTGCACCTCTAACAAATCTGGCTACTAAATTAGGAGTGCCTCCTGTCCCATCACATAGACTCCAATTAGCGGGGATGGTCGCTAACGTTCCAGTCCAGAGGGCGATTGCTCCTATGGGCACTACGAGAGCACCACCACCGCCAATCTTTCTTGACTGAATCAATATATGACGGGCTACTGCCATTTCTTATCCTCATATCCTATAAACTAGAACCAAAACAAAGTTGGTGGTATAGTTCACTGCTCCAGCATTATCGCTATCGACTTGGAAGCGAAAGGTATAAACAGAACCAGAGGCATCAACTAGAGTAGTTACATCTATCGCGCCACTCCAGCCATCACCAGCCCCATCAAGATTAACTAAACCAAGTGGTGCTACGGCTGTCAGGTCAACTTGAGTTACATAGCCACCAGCATCCTTCTGCCCCTGCACAGTGAAGCCAATATGGTGGGTGTTTGCTGCCTGGTTAGCAGCATGAATACTGGCTACTAGAATAGCCCTGACTCTCGTAGCCCCAGTGGGGAAGGTCGGGGTTATGCTCCCTGCGGTTAGGTCGGTTAATGCTGCACTAGCTACCTGTTGGGAGACTGGAGTGCTTGCCCATTCTACTTCATGCTGAAAGTTGGGAAGTTTACTTGTCTGAGCAATTAAGCCCTTGAGATACCGCATAATAGAGGAAACATTATCAGCAGCAACAATAGCAGTATCTGTTTTGTTGCCGATAATCTCAGCTATTCTAGTGTTTAAGACCGCATCAGCAGCGGGGAGGTCAAGTTTTGCCTCGATTGCTGCCACCTCGGCGGGGACAAACCGGAAGGTAATTATCTTATACGGCACACCAGCTGGTATTGGAGCGGCAACACCTTTATATGCAGTGGATAGAGTAACTTCGCCGTTAGCATTGTTGAAGGCGGTGATGTCCATTGAGTCAACAAGACGCGGTTGACCTGGGTATACCACCATAAGCATACTAAAAAAGCTGTTTGCCCCAGCACCAGCTAGTCCAGCATCTACAATGCTATTGCCAGCGGCAGCGCCGGGAGCGGTGGTGACGCCCTCTGCGGCAACCGTGGCCTGCATCAAAGATAGGAGCTCATCTAGCGGTGGTCTTTCCATTTCATCAACCTGTTGCAATTATTCTTACATCAGTAACAGTCTGTGCCGGGTCTAGGTTTTCAACCAGAACTTTAATATAGGCTGGGGCGGTATCATAAATCTTGGTTTGCCTCAGCACTGCTCCCGCCACGAAGGTAGGATTCCATACGTCCCAGTCATAAACGTCAAAGTCCGCCCCAACAATAGAATAGGCATCACCAGTAGTCCAGCGATTAAGCGTACCGCCAGCCAGTGCTGCCACTGTCACCGTCGTCTCTGTGTTACCGGTGATGATACCAGAGCTACCATCAGTAGCGTTGAGTATTCTCAAGCCTATCAGCTCGTTGGCGATAAGGTGGGCAGCGTTATCGGTCATAATAGTGAGGTGATTAGCAGCGGTATGAGTCCCTGTGGCTCGATTCGTTGGCGAAGTTCTCACGTGAATCTGGATACCCCTAGTGGCAGCCCCATCATACCTCGCTTTCACAGTCAGGGCCAGAGTTTCCTTACCCAGCGTCATATTGAGGGCGAAGCCAACAATGGAGTAGGCATCCCCAGTGTTCCAGCGGTTAGTGGCGCCCCCAGCCAGAGCCGCTACTGTCACTGTAGTTGGAGTGTTGGCGGTGATGACCCCCGTACTGCCATCAGCGGTGTTCTGTATTGTGAGCCCTATGAGCTCATCGGCAATGAAGTGGGCGGCGGCATCGGTCATCACCGTTAGATGTAGTGCCCCGGTATGTGTCCCTCTGGCAGTGCAGTTTGCCAGTGTTGTGACCGCCGGGGCAGCAGCGATTGCTGCCAAATTAAGTATAGTCGTGGCGACCTTGGCTCCCGGACTGATATCCACTGGCAAGGGGTTGGCGGCACTGATATCAGCACCGCCCCCAAAGACGGCCCTCAATATTCTTCTAGCTACTGTTTCTAGCATTACGGTGTTCTCCTGAACTGAGATAAGTCATAGTAAAGAGTCAGCTGGCCGCATCTAGGGCAAATTATGCGTGTTACTTCTCTTGGGACAGTCTGCTCATAGCCACACCATTTACACCGCACTACCTTTGTTGTGGGCAGTGCTGGCGTACCTACCTCCTCGAGTATCCCAGTCCACTCTACTCCTCCCTCAAGATTGCCAGTTCCTAAGTTGGTTAGCTGAATGTCTACTGTATGGGCAGTGGCTCCAGTAGGGTCTATAGTTGCAGTGGAAATACCGACGAGTCTGTTTTCATAACCTGACTGACCTCCACCCATAAGTCCACCGCTTAGAACTAGAAAGTCAGGAGCAGGAGGGGTGCCGAAATACACCCATGCTATTGCATCTTCGGTAAAGCCACCACCCGCAGCTATAAGTGTTAATGTGTAGCCCTGCGGAACAGTAAATGGCAACACAAGTCCAGTTACATTGTCAATATAGTGGGCTATGCCTCCCGGAATTAAGGGGGCTGCAACCCATGCAAAGGGCGATGGTATGGCAGAAAAGACGATACCCCAAATTTCCAGTGTTTGCTTATAGGCTAGTTTGAGGCCCCTTCTCTCTTGTGCAGAAGAGACTTCCCTAGTGTAATCGGGCTTGCCTATGCCTCTTTGTGTGGCAGTAAAACTTCTTGTTACCTTTACAGCCATTATGCACTCTCCAAACTCACGGTTACGGTGATATTATGGGGATTTCCACCATCAGTGTTTCTCATCTCCACCCAAATTTCCTCGCCCTGCTGAACAGGTATATTAAATGGATATGTTGGTGTAGCGTCATTAAGAGATAAATAGCCCTCTCTTGGACAGAACTGCTTAACCCCAACACCTACTCTTATATCCACAAGGGCATCACAACCATCGGGGACATGAAGAGCTATCTGCTTGATATACCCGGCAAATGTTGCAATTTCGGTTAGCACAACTCCTGAGGTAAGAGTTCCCGCTACCGTTAGATTATAGGCAAACGGTATCTGCTCAATTTCCTTTGGAGGCACTAAAAGTGGTGCCTCTCCTGGTCTTGGTCCTGTGACCATTTCTCCTCCTAACATAGAGGGGTAGCTAAGGCTACCCCTCACTTTGAGCAGCGAAAGGGCTTAGCCCCGCTGCTAGACTACATTGCCCTTTATCTCGTGATTCAGTCTATGGCTTCCAACTCTACGGTAACACACAGCCCCGCAGTGGCACCGATATGAGCATCCACTGGGTCAAGCGCTAACCTGTCACCTCTAGCAAGAACCAAGGTGGCAGCGACAGCAGTTAATGTACCTACCTGCACCGTCTCGGCAACCCCATTGAGGTCAAAACCAGCATTGGCATTATTCGTTAATAGGTTATCGCCCGTCCCTGGTACCTCAACTCCCTGAAGTCTCTCAATCTGACAAAAGCCGGCTGCATCGCCACTGGCAGTGGTAAAAACTGCCCTGGCAGCAACCACTCTGCATGGTCTGCTGGCAGTGAAGAACTTGTCATACATCGCCGCAGTCTGAGGTTGCGCCCCATATAGCACTGCCGTAGCGAATATCCGCTCTTTTTCTGTTGGTGATTCTTTTGCCCTTAGAGTCGCCAACTCCTCCAATTCTATGGTGACCTGGCAGTTCCTGACAGCAGCCGGGTTACCTGAGTCCTTGAGACAGATGCGGTCTCCGCTCGCCAGGGTTCTTATAGCATCAGCAATTCCAGCGATGCTACCATACTGAGGCGTTTCTGCCGCTCCTTGAAGGTTAAGTGCCGCTGCGAGCATTTCATCACCAGCATCGGGGGCTTCGCCAGCCTCAAGTTTCTCCAAGGTGACGCCAGCAGCAGCACCGGCGGCAACTGTGTGGACTTCTTCAGCGCCAACGAGCTTAAAGCGGGTGGCCGCGGGGCAGATGAACATAACCCCATAGTTAGCTGCCGTTCCTGCTATAGCATCGGGAAGGTGGGTAGAAACTAGAACTCTTCTGGTATCGTACATAGCAACTTTACTTCTCATTAGCCCTCCTCCATATCAACGGTAACACAAACCCCAGCTACAGCAGTTAAAGTTCCAGTATCAACGAGGTTAAGCCTGTCTCCGACAGCCAGTGTCAGGACACCAGGCGCTGCACTTAGTGCTGGAGCCTGAATGGTATTGATTGCCCCCTTGAGGTCAATCGGTGCCGCCAAAAGGTCATCACCATTCCCTGACGTCTCAACCCCTTGAAGCCGCTCAACAGTTAATGTTACGGCACCAACATCAGTTCCCGCGACTTCGTGGGACTCGGAGATTTTCAATACTGTGCATACACGGTCAGCAACAAAGAACTTACCGTAGTTAGCGGCAGTAGCACCTGCAGTACCAGGGAGGGTAGCCATAACACTAAAGCGCCTGGTATTCCCATAAGTGCTTCTCTTGCTTCTCATGCGCTACCTCCTTTAACGGTTCTGCCAGAACTTAACATAGTCAATGGTCAGGTTGCGTGCTATGGCGCCTGCCTTATTGCTAATGGCTAACCAAGGGGTAAGAGGTGTAGCCGGTGTTATGGCGAGTAACCGTGTTCCTAACAGAGCACCATTCACGTAGTAGTAGGCGTTCCCGAGCACATCTAGCTGGACTCCAAGCCTTATGAAGGTTGCAGCTATAGGGTCAACACCCAGGTTAACGGCAAAACCTGCGCCAGCTATTGCGCTAACTCCAGTCAGATGAGGATGGAGGGGACTATCAGTTGGGTCAAAACCGACGATTGCTGCATTTGCAGCAACTGGGGTTGGTAGACCTCCGGTTAGCTCGTAGTCATCAAAGGCTCTACCTTGAGCTTCTGTCAGGGCATCATTAAAACCGACCTCAATGGTGCAGTTAGTAATGACATCCAGTGCTACCCTGGCCTCAATACCAGCCATGTGCGTTGCAGAGAAGTTTAGCTGATGGGATAGCTGGGAAAACAGGTTATCACCAGCAACGGTGGTAAGAACGACAGTTCCGTTCGGTAAAGCTACAATGGCGCCAGCGCAACCAGCACCAAGGAATAAACCCCACTCGTCCTTGAGTATGTCACCCAGGAAGTCATCCTGTTCATACACAGTGTCCACTAAGGACGGCTCCCAGTCCCCCCATTTCTTTATTCTACTACCCGCTATGAATCCTATCTTTTTCATGTTTCTCCTTTTGAGCTATTCCCCCAATCCTTTCAGGGAGCATATTAGTTTCCCCCTAGCCGGGTACTACAGGCTTTGGCATAAAGATTTACCAAGCCCGAACTTGCTCACTTCTTTTTGTGGCGTCACCTCCTTCTATTTATTATGGTGCATCCTCATATTCAATATAGACATAGCAATTCCCATTATCTGTGATACCCCAAGGTTGCGACCCTGCTGGTATGATGTAGATTGGGAGTGAATCCTCTTTTACCTCATCAGGGTCGTTCCACATATCATGTATAACAGCGTGGTCTATGTAGTCAAGGACGACATTGGCAGGAACGGCAGTCTGGTGACCAAACTGCAACTGATTGGCTCCAGCAAACTGGTTGGCGGTCTTTATCTTATAGATATATCGCCTCATGTTAGCCGGAACATGAGAGCCGAAGGCAACACCACCAACAGCATTGGTAATGGTACCTAACGCTGAATTTAATGCTTTCTTATCTGGCATTAGCTACCTCCCTCTGCCATCACATCAAGGCTATATTTTAGTAGGTCAGCACCAACTGCCTTTTTGAGATAATCAGGAATAGTTGTTGCATTTGGCCAGGTCGGACCCATCGTATATTTCTTTGCCCGCGTTGTGCCAATAAGCATACTCTTTATCAGGTCTCTATTCTTGATGATGATGTACCTATAGTGCATCTGGTCGAAGTTAAGCATCACATTGTCCATTGCATCACCTAGTGGATTGTAGACCTGATATTGAGGATACTTCTCTTTGATGGTTATCATCTCGGTAGCAATTGAGAACGGGCCTTCAAACGGGCTTTTCTCGCCATCAATATATCCAACGTCATCAGTTATAGTCCGTGGTACAGCCAATACGCTACCAATATCGGACTGGGGAGGATACTGCACGAAGATTCGTGCCCTGACAGGCGTTACTCCCCAGAAGCTATGATAAATTAGAGCCTCATCATGCGGCTGAAGGTAGTGACGACTATTAGCATCCTGGACTTCGTTATAGGCAGCCAAGTTGCCACCAGCAGCAACGGCACCAAGAGACCAGGGATTGAGGTTTGCCCACTCCTTATGTGTGATACGAAAACAGGCCCAGCCCTCAAAGAAGCCAAGAGCCAGCAAATGACCCTGGTCTAGGAATAAATCCTCGTGGCTTGTTTTTAAAAGACTTACATCCATACCCCTCGCCTCCTTTCTATTTGGGATTCCTGGGTATAGGCGTCAGGGGGGAGAATATCCTCCCCCCTATTATTCTATTTTAGGATTACCAACCAGCCAAAATACCGGTTTCATGCCTGAGAACTCTACCCAGCCCAATTGCTAGTCCACCGAGTGGAACATTATCCGTCCCGTTCACATCTGATCTTGCTCTGGCATAAAGCGTGGAACTGGGCTTTAGTATCATTGATGGAATGGGGACAATAGAGGTCATATTCTCGGTATCAGCGACTGCCAGCATCCTGACATCAAAAGGAATCAGGACGCCGGTGCGGCCTACCTGGAATCTGCACTCTGTCATAAACGGTGCGGGTGTTACCAAGCTCTTGAGGTGGGTGATTACCAGCCCGAAGCTGTTACCCAGCGTAAAGGCAGCACCAGCACCCTCCCAGAGCCAGTCAGCCCAGACTGGGGTCAGAGCCTGAAGCCAGTTTGTCCTATAGGTGCGTGGGACGGCGACAACCCCGGCAATGGTAAACATCGGGCGGATAAAACTGAAGCCAAGCTCGGTATCCTCAGGGTTGATACCTCTGAACTTGATGTCATTAAGCTCATGCTTAATGGCTCTCAGGCCGATTACATAGACGCTGAGGCGGTCAAGCATTAGCTTTCTCTCATCGCTACTGGGTGCCGCCAATAGACCACCAAATTGAGCCTTAAAAACCTCAAGCTCCTCAGCATCAAGTGGGCCGAGTGTCATGGTCTCCTTATAGAGAGTGACTTGTGGCCTGGTGCAAGGGTTTACGTCCAGCTTTGGGTCATCAGATGTTGGGGTAAGATTTAGGTTTCGTAGTCTCTGCATTGTTTTCCTCCTTTAGGTCGGTCCGGGATTACCAGCGAACCAACCAGACTTTTATACGAGTACAGCTTCATCAACGACAATGGGAATATTTACTGGTGAAACTGGTCCCCCCAGTTGGGCTCTAGCTTCCCTGGCTCTAGCTTCAGCCAGTTGCCTCTGGCGAGCCGCTTCTTGCTCTCGGCTTGGTGACCAGCGTGTCCAGGCAGTTGCCTTTGGCTTGGTAACCTGCTTGGTTACCTTCCTACCAGCTAACTGTGAGCCAGCAACAACCGCTCTGGTTGCCCAGTCTCCCTTCAGGAAGCCAAGGGCAGTCGCAAAAATGGCGAGAATTGGGACACCGTAGTTATAGTAGGTCCCATATTGAGACATTATGCCGAACTTCTTACCAGCTGTAGTTGCCTCAGCTTCCCTCTTCTCATCCTGATTCTGCAATAGCTGGTCAACAACACCAGCGCCACCGCCGACGCCTACATCGGTCACAGCCTTTACCCATTCTGCCATGTTAGTACCTCCTTTTTCCGGGCAAGCACTCCCGGATAAAAAGGGAAAGGGGCGTAGCCTTCTCCTAACTCTCTACCCGAGAGTGCTACGCCCCTTTGACCTAGCTCGACCACTAGGAGGGGAAGAACCGACTGCTAAAAGAAAAAGCGGGAAGCTGAACTTTTAGTAGCTCAGGTTCTTCCCGCTTTTTATGCCTCTTTAATTAGTGTAGAGTTAGTTTACAAATTTGTCAAGCCCTTTCTATAAAAATCACCTCCTTTTCTTGGCTGCTGCCGCGGCGAGACCAATCCCGGCTAGTGCACCAACACCAAGTAATATAGCTAAGACTGGGATAGCTGCCACTGGTTTCCCCCAATCTATGGTCTTAACCTCTTTAATCAGAAAAGTAATAGCTACTATAAAGAGGATGGCCAGTATTAGAGGTATAACCACTGCCCAGGGGAACGGTGATGTCTCAATACAGGTAGCTATCACCATATAGTTTGTCCAGAGCATTGGTGAGGTATCTTCATAGATTTTCAGGTCAAGCATCTCCGAACCCTTATCAACCACTTTATCAGCAAAGGCAGTAGCAACTTTTATACCAAGCCAGCCAGCCCCCGGTATCTGCTCGGGGAAGAGCTTAAAAGTAAAGGTGCACTGTGATGCCGTACCAACAAAAGTTTTACCACGAGGATACTCAGTGTGCTGAACCAGCTTATACTCAGGAATAGGGACTTCAGCTGGAGTTAGAGTAATTGTCTTACTAGCCAGCTTAACCCACTCTGCAGGTGGCACCTCTGCAGGAGTGATGGTAACAGTTTTGGTGGCTAACTTCTGCCATGTTATTGGAGTGATGGTAACAGTTTTGGTGGCAAGTTTTGCCCATGCTACAGCTAGTGCAATATCAACAGAATCCTGGTCGTCCTGATACCAGTCAGTGCCTGTCCAGTAATGACTGAATGCCCAAACTTCAACATTATGATTAGGCATGGTAAAAGATACCCTGAATGTATGGTTTGCCCCAGGCTCCACGATAGCATATTCGGGAGTAAAACGAAGCTCGGCAGTATCATAAAGACCCGTGACCGCAATATATATATTGGCGGTATGCAAATTCTTGACTGTAGCCTCAATGGTCACAGACTGACCTGCGGTGGCACTGGGGGGAGCGGTGATTTGGGTTATTTCGGTATAGGCACCAAGTGCCACGCTAGCTAATGAGCCAACTGAGCATGGAGGAGGGCTAATGATAGGAGCACCAAACGCTCCATTCCACTCAACCGATGGTTTTTCCTTTGTGCCTAGCCGCCCCTCTAGAGTCTGTAACATCAAATCTGCCTCCAATAATGGATCAGAGGGAGGCGATATTGCTAAATCTACAGCAGGCATTTTACTCCTTATGGATCCGGCCAGCTTGTTTCCAACTCATCAGGGTGTGCCCAGACTTCAACTTCAAGGGTAACTGGGGTTGATGGCATACTCATTCCAGTATCACAGTCAGCGTGAGATTTATCAGGGTGCATCTGATAGTGGTGCTGTCTTTCCTTAACTAGCTTTGTTGTCCCCATTTTAACTACCACACAGGTCTGCCACGCACTTTCCTCATCGTTGGACGCTTTGTATTCTACGGCAAGGTCAATTCTATCACTGGGTCTAAAACTGGTAGGCTTAATATCAATATAGGGAGAGGGAACGGTGTCAAAGGGCACCAATCTTGGATTGGCCAGAGCAGGCACGGCAAATGCTTTCTCAAATACTGAGGGCAATGCTGCTGCTGTGCCCCTTTCTATTCCAGCTCCTCGCTCTGGCAATAGTTCCTCAACAGGATGTATAGTGAGCCAATATTGTGCCTCTTCTAGGCTGATACCATAATGCTTGGCTACCCTTTCTATATCCGAGCGAGGAACACCTCTACGCCTATCCTCCTGAGCGACCGCCCCTACGCCCTCATAACCGGCTTCCTCATCATATTCTCGTTGCTTTCTTGATCTGCAATCTATCATAATTACCCCCTCGCGGCAAATTACCCACTATTTTCTTTCCACCTTACGCCCTGACGGGAATCCTCGCTCTTGCTTCTTTTGCCGCCACCCCGAGAAGCAAAAGCGTGCCCGATATGATTCCAAACAGGCTTACGGGAACTGCCCAGGGCAGTTCCTTTGATATTTTGTAAATAGCATACCCTATTGTGCCAATAGCGGCAGCCACTGAGGCTGCCAATACCGAACCTACAATAACCAGCCAATTAACACCCTGAGTAAACTCCATCCTGAGAAATGGGAGCTCCCCATCTCCATAGCAAACCCTACAACGCTCTCCGTAGGAGTTAAGTCTACTCTCAATTTCGTATACTTCATCAGGAGTCAGAGGATAGGCTAGAGCCATTTCTACAGCACCTCTTTCCCCCTCCTCAAATAGTGCCCCAAATCTAGGTAATTTACTGAAGTCATTACCTTTATAGAGTAGTGCTCTGCCTTTCGGTTGGTATATTTTCCTGAAATCCTCGGCATATCTTTCGGATAGGTCTCCGTAGTAGTAATGCCCGTGCCTATGCCCGAGCTCGTGGAGCAAGACAGGTTCAGATGCTTCAGGGGGAAGGACTATAGTTCCCCCAGACACGGTATATTGTAAATTAGGACTCCATTCCTCGACGGGGAAATATAATCCAAGAGGACAGGTGTCAGAGCATCGGATTGGGTCAATATCGATTTTGAGGTTATCAAAGGCAGGGTCAGTGGCAAGCCCCTTGGCTAGCAGAATTTGGTCAACTTGGTCAAAGGTCATTCTCGCACCTCCTTTAATAACAAAAGGCGTAGAAATAAGCTACGCCCCTTTATTTATTATCAGTGAGAGGGGGGAATAAAGTCAAGTGCTATTCATTTACCTGCCTTTACGAAGATTCTGACGAGAAGAGCATAGCCAACAATGATAGCGGTGCTCAGGGTCAGCATTGGCACAAATTGTTTTACTCCTCCTTTTGCCTTCACCCAGTTTTCATTTGCCATCTGCTTACTCCAATCCCAGTTTCTTTTTCATCTCGGCTATCTGCTTATCAAGCCAAGTAAGTCCGCCGGGAGTACTGATAATAACGCCTAACAGGTCGCACCTAGATTTTTTGAGTTCAGAAATAACCCTTGCCCTGTCAATGTCACCAATATTTGCTGCCTTCGCCAGCTTTCTATATCTCATCCAGTCCTTATCCGATGCCCAATGAAGTAGGTTCATATTCTTAGTGATGTATTCATAGCACCGCTCATCGTTTACGTTCTCCAGCACAGCCATAAGGAGGCCAACCAATCCCCGGTCACCCCAACCACTAGTTATGAACCTGCCAAATCTCTCTACCATCCCTTCAGCAACCTCCCGAGGCGGTAGAGATTGTAAATGATGCCCTCTCTCAGCCTATGACTTCTCCTCGGTTTCACCTGCGGCACCTCTTGTGTATATTGTCCCACAGCTCGGACACGTTACCTGACTGACCCCGGGCGGTACAGGGATTTTGGTGCCACAAACTTTCCCATTAACCTGTTCAGTGCAGGCCATATACTCTAACCGGCTGCCACCACCACTGCTATCGCCAGGCTCTTCTGCCCCTTCCCGTGCCAAGATTTCGCTGCCTACACCGCGACCTATCCTCTCTGGTAGTTCACTGATTGTCTCGCCAAGAATCTTCTTATAGTCTGCCTCAGCGTGAATCTCCTCCATCTTCTCATCGTGGCGGTGCGTCTCTTTAAGCTCCTCGAGGCCAGTCCCACCTGCTGATGGCACAGGAATAAGACCAGCTGACCTTAGACCATCAGTCAATGCCTTTGCTTTAGATATTATCACTACCGGGTCGGAACTTTGCTTAACCTCTTCCCTCAAAGTAGATATATCTGACCGCAAGTCTGCGATGATTTGGGAGTCAGTAGATTTACCCTTGTTGGTAATCTGTGCCTCAATAAGGTCTAAGTATCTCTTGGCGAGGTCTTGTGTGAAATCACTACCGGTAGCTTTGGTTCCTATAATGCCCTCGGCCTTTAGAAACTTGAAGAAGGCAGTCGGGTCAGCAGCCTTCGCCGCATCAAGTGCCGCTACCTTATAGGCTTGAGCAAAGGATTCATACTCACCCTCGGGATCCTCTATTGGTTTACCATCGGGGGCTATGGTCCATCGTTTGGGTTTTTCAGTACCAATATTTGTGCTGGTCACCTTGTCACCTCCTTGTCTTAATCTAGCCTCAGCTTCTCTAGCCCTGAGTTCAGCATTGGCTTTTATCTCACGCAATTTAGCCTGCATAGTCTCACGCTTGTCTATGTCCTCAATTGTACCGATGAACTCTTCCATCTCCTTTATCGGGTCTTTTTTCGCTGCCACCTGGGCAGGTCTTATTACACCCAAACACTGCAAGGCTTCATCCGCTGCATCTTTTCTGGCTTCTGGCCCATCACTCATTTTTGTCTCCTCCCAGCAGCTTACATATTACTGCCCTATACATTTTAGCTCCCTCTCTTATCGTAGAGGAGAAGTCGCTTTGCCAGTCGATTAACTCTCTCATGTCCCGGTATTCGTCGTAGCATCTGAAAATGTCTTCCGGGTAAAGTTTAACGGTGTCTTGACCTACCGTGAACACTGCTACCCCAGTTTGCGGTATCAGAATAGCGCCAAGTGGTGTCGTACCACCTGCTTTCCCCCCTGGAGTCTTAGGGCCTTCCTTGGCTTCCTTCTGATAGCGCCAAGCAGTCGCTTTTGAGAGACCAAAGCGCTTCTTGACCTCATCTATGCTAGTCCCCTCCCGGAGAGCTTGTATCGCTTCCTCTTTGTGAGGCGATGGTTGAAACTTTGGCATCAGCTACCCTTTGTCCTATAGTTTAGCATATGGATTACCATATATCCCCGCCGTATCCCTGTCCGTGAAGGTTTCCGTGAATTATCCCCTGAAATTTCCCGTGGTATAGTTTCATGGGGTTAGTTCACGAAAATTGAGGCTAATTTCACGGTTCACATTTCATGGTTCACGGTTCCACGGTACTCCATGCCTTAATGTTAGCCCGTGGTCTGGGGTTTGTCAAGATGGGTTTCAGCCCGAAATAGCCACCTATTAACAAACCAGCAACGACATTGACAATCCGTGGTCTTGGCGTTACACTAAAACCATGAAGCCAAGTACAAAAGCCTACATTTTCCGAGAAGGCGGAAAGGTAGCGAGCGACCTTCTCAAAGTAGTCATGTCGCGCCCTAAGAAACCACAAGCTGAAGCCACTGAGGGGGCAGAAGAAGGCACCCCCGGAAAAGCTGAGGCCCTTTCTCCCACTACCACCGAAAAACAGCCGAAAATTGAGCCACAGACCGTCTCACCAGCACTGCCGACAAATGAGCAAACCACCAAGATGCTGAAGCGTCGCCTCGCGAAGGAGCTTTACAAAGCAGAGCTGGATTTGGCTGCCAAACTAAAAATAGACGGGTTACCATGCGACTGCCTCATTGTCAAACATCCACTCGCTTTGGAAGCTCTTGCTGAGGAAGTCATCCCCAAGGACCCCGACAACCCTGTTTACTCCGAGATAATTCAGTGGATTGGAGACAACGAGTCCAAAGTCAGCATAGAGGGCATTATGAGCGGGCTCTACGACAACGAATATCCTAAGATGGCCGCGCAGTTCAATGACTTTCGGAAACGAGTTATGGGGACTGCAGCCTTCAGCGCCATCGAGGAGCCGGCACCACCTATGACCCTCGACGAGGCAAAGAAACTGGCTGCCGAGGAAGCAGCTAAGGAGGTAGAGAGGAAATGGCACTCTCAAGAGAAGAAATAGAGCAAATAGCAGAAGCTACAGCCGATGAGGTTATGACCCGACTGCATAAAACAAAAGAGGAACTGGCAGCTCGGGACCTTTTAATCGGTATAGTTATTGGTGAGGGAGCTATACCGGTTCATGGCAGAGAGACTCGAAAAGAGCCGTGCCACGGCTGCCGTATTGACTCCAGTAAGCCCCTCGAGGCCGGCAATGTCATGGTCACCACTGAGGACGCGATAGGGACACTCTCCCAGGATGAGGTCAGGAATTGGTGCTCCGAAATCATTGAGATGCCTGACGGCCGCTGCACACGAGCCAGGACCATTAGAGAGGCTGCCAGGGAATGCAAAGAGAAGTACCCCACTGATACCAAGGGCTATTTTGAATGCTTCTTGCCTCGATTCAGGGCGGCAGGAGCATGAGTAAAGAAAAGAGATGCCCAAACTGTGGCGAACCACTTGATAAGCACGGTTGTTGTGTCCGGTGTAATATCTGCGTCATCAGAAAGTGAGGAACACAATGCCTGAAGAATCTAAAGAGTGCCCAGTTTGCGATATAGCCTCTGCCTTTGCCGTGACCAAGGGCATCTGCAATACCTTCAAACAAAGCGGCCTGGACTGCGAGGAGTTTCTTAAAGCCTTGGATGACCCAGACGGTATGGCGTCTGACGCCGTAAAGGAGTTCCTTAAGCTCCGCGAGAGCTGCAAGCTCCCCGAGGTCAAGGAAATGCTGGACTACATAATGAAGGCTGCCCAGCTCGACACCCTTGAGTTTGAGGAGACTAGCAGCAAGGAAACCACAGAGCCCCAGCTTGCCTCTTGACAAAGACCCCCATTCTGTTCTAAAGTTAAAGGAGAAACAGAGAATAAGGGGCGTAGCACTTGGGATAACCCAAGGTCTATGCCCTTTTATTATTTAGCTAGCAAACAGGGGATGAAGCGATGTACCAGTGGATAGTCGTTGCAATCGTTCCAGCCTTTGCCTTCGCTGAAAGCTCTATATCAGAGACAGCTCGAGGTCCTCCTTTCCTCATGCTCCGTGGGGGTTTCATCAAATATTAAAGAAAGGAGAAAACGAAAGTGGCCCGACATAGTGTTGATGTAATCGCTTCCGGGATGATGGTAGTCACCAAGAAGGTCAAAAAAGACCTTGGTGGCGGGCATCTAGGCTTGAGGCAGGTCCGGCGAGTCATGAACATCGTCAAGGACGCGAGGCTTATGAGGATTAACGGCTGCATGGCCTCTGAGCTGGCAGGTAAGAAATTCAAGAACCTGGGCGAGGTCCAGACCGCCTTCAAGGCAGCCCGCAAGGGTCCCTGCAAAATCTAGGCAGCCCGCAAGGGTCCCTGCAAAATCTGAGGAAGCTAAAAGAGGGCTGGTTGTTCAATAACACCAGCCCTCTTCGTTATTTTGTTGCCCCCAATGGCTTGCGATAATTCTCTACTCTGTTATAACAGAGAGAGTCAGACTGTGATACCCGGTCCGTTTACTTGTAGATACCAGCACTCTCCCAGGCGGCAGCTCTCCCAGAGCTTCCTCAATCAAAGCTCTATCCTCAGGGGCAAGGTTATTTAATAACTGTTCCCCCTCTATGTAGACAGGCTTCTCCAGCCAAAGCTGCTTGGTGATGATGGTCCTCTTATTCCTCATCTTGAATCACACGCCCTAGAGCCAGGAGCTCCTCCGGTATCGGCTTGCCCCGGCGTGAAAGACTAACTGTCCTCCGGCTCAGCCGGTTAATATCCTTTATCCGCTGCTTCTCCCGCGAGCATTTGAGGCACACCCCCTTAAATAACTTGAAAACCTCCTGCCCACACTCAGGGCAGATTGGACCTTGAGCATCTTCCCAGTCTGACACAGCTCTATTATACCACAGCCGCCAGAGCAGTCTTTTCTAATCGAAAAATGAGCCTGGAGAAGTAAGAACACGATTTCTTTTGCTCTGGCTCCCGTGCTTTGTTTGAGTGGTAGTGGGGGGTGGGGAAGGGAAGCCCCAGGCAAC